GCCTAGGTACTTACCGCTCCCGCAGCGCACGGTAATAGGTTAGGTCGTTTGGTATTAACGTCAGTTCGTCCTGACGCAACTTGGTACTGTGGGTTGTGAATCCCAAACCCGAAGGTCCATTCAGTCGGAAGTCTTATTCCTTCCTCCAAGGCATTCCTGTTTTCCAGTGCTTGAATTTTGGGACAGCTCTCCAGTCGAAATTTAATTCGTCTGGAATGAGGCCGTCGCGTATTGGCGACAGATCGGAACAGATCTGTCCATGCACCTGGAAAGGAACACAGTAATTGATGTAATAATCAACCCAGCTCTCGGGCCAATACAACAGTTCAGTGTTGATTGGGGTCAAGTCGTTCTTCGAATTCAGATATTCTTCGACTTTAATCTGTACTTCGGGCAATATGCCGTACTGTTCGAAGACCAACTGCCTGGTTTTATTTCCTACTTCCGCTTCCAAGATGGGGTGCCTCATCGCTTCTAATAACATATCTTTTTCCCACATTGACATGGATCTGTCCCAATCAGGTATAGATCGAATGTCTATACTCTTTGTGACTCTAAGTCCATATCTTGCTAGTGCCGATATAATCGGAGTTCCTGGATATTGATATGCTAGACTGAGCGCCTTGCACCGCAATAAAGCTTTCATCTTCTTTTCTGGTAGGCGGGCGTACCTGCCCGTGGTCCAACCGAAGCTCGCCAAAACTTCGTGTGGATCTGTTACATTTCTTTTCTCGTCTCTGTCAAAAATTAAGCCACAAAACGACATGGTGGAGGGGTCCTGGTGTACTTGTTGTTTGATTTCGAAACCAAGTTTCTCAAACCACTTTCCGTCCGGGGGCATCCTCGTCCATGCGTTGGCGCCATCGTCTCCCTCGTTAACTCCGCCAAGTTTCTTAACTCCATGTTTGTGTGCTGCAAATTCTGTCACCATTAAATTGGTGAACCCATTGCCCAGCGATGTACATCTGTCCCCAGACATTCTTGCTGATTGCACATACACCATGAAGTACTTGAACTGGGAGACGTTGCCGTCTCCAAGGGCTTGTGTGACGTGGTGAAACCAACGCTTGCCGTTGAGTGTATGTTTGACAAAGTACTGATACATTGGAAATTCTACGGCCCAAAAGACCTCTCGCCTGAACGCGGCTTCAAATCTCGAAAAATCAGTATCTGTGATGACCGCTCCTGGTATATCTAGGCGGTCTAAAATGTATTGCGGACGGTCCTGGATGGGGACTTTCTTGATGAATTCTTCAGCTTTAAACACCTCTTTCTCAATGAATGTGAACAGCGGGCTAAACAGAGTCTTAAACTCGTCTGACCTGCTGTTAATGGCCCTAGCATGCTTGAATTCAGCATACGTCTCATCTTTGAGAAAGGATTTGGTGAGGTACATGTCCCTAAGATTCATGGCATCCATGTCATCTATGTCATTGTACACTTTTCTGAGGCTTTCTTTCCTGAACCTGGAATAGTTGGTGGTCTCGATCCATGTGTCAAATGAATCGTCAACTTCCATGTCAAGTGGCAAGCCAAACCTGCCTGACCGCAGCTGTTGCGCTACGTATTCAGACAATTCTTTCAAGAGTTCCCTGTCCGGAACCGGAGTTTTTGCCACAAATCTTTTCCTTATTCCTAATGACCCCTCTTCCGGTGCTGTTCCCGGATGTGGTGGTATGGCTGGGCAGATAGGTCCCATTGAAGACATCACAACATCCCGATTCAGATAGTTGTAATGTTGTCCAGCCTTAGTGAGCTTCATCATAGCATCGGGTTTAGCTTCCCCTACAGGGCCAGCTTTCGATGCATGGTAACCCACAGTAACCATTCGTGAGGGCTGCGGTGTCACAGGGGAAACTACCCAAAATCCTCAGGCGTGGGCTGCTTCCGACGTTCATAATCAAAGTCTTGGAAGCATATCTGAGTGATCCTCAGAGTCGCCTTGTCAATATCCTGACCCGTAAGTTTGTCGTAACGGTTGATGTTGACTTTGTGGTTTTTGGATAGGTAAGTTTTTGCCCTGTCAGAAAACACCTGGAATGTGGCGCCAGGTATGTTGACATGCGGTCCGAGCAAATGTGTCATTATTTCCAACGACACCTCTTCACTAAACTGATACATGGTGAAGGTTGCTATACGTTTCCTGGTTAGCCAGGGCATAACGGTCAGTTTCCTGACATAGACTGCTTGGGCTTTAATAGCATCATGGTGGTCAATATCCATCATTCTCAGCGCATCTGTTCTTCCGTCTTCCAATGCTTCCAAATT